GACGTATTAGTAAAAAAGGTAAGGACGAGTAATATTCATGGCTATGATGAAGCCTCTTAAAAATCTTCTAGATAAGGCAGATGAGCTCATTCTAGGAAATGGACTTAGTAAAGAAGCTTCATCGCAGACTGACGATTCCGTGTCTGCTCTGGTAACTTTGTTATCCGGGGCAGACACTTCTTTAGATGTTGCTCCAGGGGATACATCTACAGATCTGGAAAAGTTGGCAAAAAGCTTGAATAGGTTACACGCTTTTGAGGAGATTTCAGAGCTGGTTAAGTTAGATAATTTTGAAGTGAGGGCCCTTCAAGAAGGTTTTACCTCGCATCAAATTGATGAAGCGATGTCAAAAATCGCTGCAAATAAAATCTACAAAGCCCTCTCTGCTCCAAAGGAGTTGATATGAGCACAAAGCAAATCAGCCCCGAGCACATCAAACAAGCTGCAGCACTCCTTAAAAAGGAGCATGAAGAGCGCGTGCGATTAGAAAAAGTAGCTGCTGAGAACGAAGTAGAGCGCAGAGCTGAGAAACTGGCTTTTCGTGAAGTCGAGCTTGGCATTTGTGAACCTTTCAAAACGCACGAAGAATTCCTGTCAAAAGTCGCAAGCCTGAAGCAGGAAGACTTAGATGTTGTAGAGAAAGCGCTAGAGAGAGGCTACGGCAACTCTCGGCGTTCTGGTGATGAGCTCGTCGGTGAGACGAATAAAAAAGGTAACAATCCGTGGGAACATTATATTCTCACCGGTGAGTTAGTTAACGAATAAAGGAGACTGAAAATGAGTGAATTGATTGCGCCAATTACAGAAGATCTTCGTAAAGAAGACCGCCGTATGGATATCATCAAGGGAATGGAACACCTCAACTTGGTTGATGTGGCTGCCGTTTCTGCGGTGAAAACTGCTGGCTTTGAAGCTGGTGACTGGTTGGTTAAGGGAGCTAACGGACTAGAAGCTCCAACAGCTACAGCTGTTGCCAATACCTATCCTGTATGGGTTGGTAATGACCAGTTGGATGCTACAGCAACAGGCAAAGGCACCATCATTGTTAGTGGTGGATTCATCTATCGCACAAACAAGTATGTTGCTGGCGTCTACACTGCTGGTCAGAATTTGACCATCATGGCCGCTGGAATTCCTGAAGCTGCTGGCGGTGGTGATCCCGTGCTTGCACGTGTGTTTACCGCTCCTGATGCTCAAGGTGTAATGGAAATCGAAGTTCTTAATCGCTAATAGTGGCGGTTAAAATAAGCTAACCCAACGAGGAGAAAGCTAAATGTCTTTCAATGAAGAAGCAGTAACATTCAATAACCTCTTCGTCGAGCGTATGGATACGCAAGACGGACAAGTCAAAACGGCACAAGCTGGTCAAGCTTACGTCCGTAGCTTCTTGCGTGAACATTCGTTCAGCCGCAAGATTCTTCCACCTGAGTCAGTGACTCGTGCAGATCTTCAACGTTCTACACGTCACGACACCTTGATGAAAATTGTGGATTTTGAACATCCATCGGCAGCTGCTGCGGTTAATTTCCGTTCAGCTGGTCGTGAGCGCTACCTCCAAGGTAAGCGTTATGCGATTCCTTTCTTCAAGATCGAGTCTGACTTGTTCGTGAAGAACGAAGCTGAATTGCTCGCTTACGAGTATCCTATCACCAAGGTGATCGAAGAAAATTCGATCAAGGACATCATGTTTGTCGAAGATTCGACTTTCATGAACGTTTCCCAAGGAGCAGTTTCTACCTCTGGTAAATTCATTGCTTCGGGCGACACCTCGGTAACTCGCTCTAACTTGAATAAGTTGTTCAAGATGATCGACGTGGACAAGCTTCAATCGATGTTGGTTCTTATGACCAACGTTGATTTTGATGATTGGCACGTTCAACCTGCTACTGACGTCGGCTCTCCGCTGGCTTCGGAATTGACCATCAACGGTTACAAGTATGAGTCGATCATGCGCCGTAAAGTGGTTGTGACCAATAAGGTTGATTTGCTCTCTCCTGGACACATCTACGCATACACCGATCCTCAATTCCTCGGTAATTTCTTCATCTTGAATGACGTCAAATTCTGGATCAAGAAAGAAGCCGACAAGGTATTCTGGAAGACCTGGTCGTATGTAGGTATGGGTATCGCTAACCTGCGCTCTATCGCTAAGATCGAGCTCAGCGTGCCAGCAATCCCTGGACCTGGTTTCAGCGGATCCTGGTAATAGCTAAGATAAAGCTACCTTAGCAAACCCCGCGGAGGGCAACTTCCGCGGGGTTTTTTATTGACTTGACTGCGGGTGCTAATAAGGTAATTTCTTCCTAAGGAGATACAGATGGCCAACAAAAAAGTACGGATTACAAATACTACCCCTTTTCTTAGTAAGGATCGTCCTGGCTTCGGACTGGACTTTAGCGGTAACTACATTGGACCGAACAGACAGTTTGTTACAGAGCTTGCGGTCATTCCAGTAATCTTAGAAGAGTGGAAAGCAAAGGGTTGGGTAAGGATTGATGATGCTGATGCAGCCCCAGTGAGTTCTCCTGGTGAGGCTGTAGTGACGCAAGGTACGGTGGTAAAAGAAGCTGCCGCTTCTGAATTCAAAGAAGATTTGATGGAAGAAGATGACTTTTTTAATCCTGAACTAGCTAAAGAAGCTACACTACCATCTCAAACTGCGCCTCTTATGGGAAGTCTAAATCAAGGTGCACAGCAGAAGGCAAAGGTTTCTCTGGGATCTGAGAAAGAGCACATTCCAGTGGATCACGTGTCTCCGATCCCCGGCGATCGTCCCAGAAGTGTCGATGACAGTGAGCAGTTTACAGTCAGAGCTCCTAAGGTTGACGGAGTAGCAACCGTAAGATGACACTACCTCCAGAAAGGTCACGTGCCATACGCAATGCACGAGAATTCCTTAGAGATCTACTAGTTCCTAGTAGAACGCCTAGAATACCTAGAGACGTTAGAATGGTTGCTAGGAGTTTGCTTAAACACTATCCATCTGACTATGAAATAGAGATAGTGGCTAAGAAATGTCCTAAGGTGTTTTCAATAATTGAGCGTGATATAGTAGAGATGTATGAACCTGTCCACACTAGAAAAAAGAAGACTAGAAACAGCAAGAGAGTACCTTAGGCTTTTTTTGATGGATACTGAGGAGCTTAATAGGCTTCTTAGACGTAAAGAAATAGATGACCGGCGTTTAGATTTAGCTATACAGCTTTGTATTTCTAATTGGAATACAACAACTCCTAGGATAGCTACTGTAGGAATTGGAAATTTTCCTAGCCTGTATCTACTCATTCACGGTTCTGCTGTAGAGTGTTTAAAGAGGCCGGCTTATACCAAAGTAGGAACGAATTAACTTATTCGTCAGGTGGAAGCAGCTTCGTAAGATCCAATAAGACCTCCTTGTATCAGTCGTGGATCCAGAATTTTGCCGCAGAGTTTGAGCAAAAGATGATGAATCTAAAGACACAGCAAAACGTAGAATCTGCATATGGCTCGGGCCTACATTCGGAGTACTGGATGATAGGCTACGATTTCTAATTGGACATGGCTGGTAGTTGTAGTAAGTTCTAGAAATGGAACAGACATGGCCTATTAGACAAAATAAATACACACCGGCTAGAGTATCCGCTGGAGACACATTTTCTAATCTAACTGCTCCTGTTTTATTTGTCAGAAAATGAAAACATTTTTTAAGGAATCGGAGTTTCTAGAAAAAGTCCAAAAAATTTACTCCTATAGGAACTTAGGCCATAATACATAAGATGTTTATTGCTAGCTTCTCCAAGACTGCGTTCTCCTCCAAGCACACAAAAGAAAAACTCGTTAAATCTACTCCAGTAAAGCACGGAGGTAAGGACGGTAAGGCTAGTTATATTCTTCGCTATCACCCCAAGGAAGGCCGTTGGAGCTGTACATGCCCTGACTGGAACTACCGCAGAAAAGGGCTAGGCGAAGACCATAAAGAACACCATGATTGTAAGCATATCATTGCGCACAAGACGCGGCGCAAGGTGTGGAACGTTAAAAAGGGCATGAAGCCCGTACCTAAAATAGAGGTCAAGGATGACCGTACAGTTCTGTCCAAATTGTAGTGTTGCTATCTTAGAACCCCATCCAGAGCTACTAGGCTGGCGCAAATGCCCTTGCTGTGGCTATTGCGAGTACGACAAGCAGAATCCGCCGCTTAGCGTTAAAGAACCCGACTGACTTATGTCCCTCGGTAAAAACAGCCTATAGAGAAATCTAAACAGGCTTACGATAAAATAGTCTTACTGACAGTGGTCTATACCAGGAGGGGATATGACGCGTTGGCAGAAGGAATTATCTACGTTGTCTAAGCGTTCTAAAGATAGACTCAGGCGCTACTGCAAGTGCACACTAGCTGATGTAAAACGTGCTCGTCTGGGTATGTTCTTGCCAAGATATAAAGCATCTAAGATCAAGTTTTGGGATAGATTAGACTCCAAGATTTACTTCAACGCTCTTCGTAACAATCCTAAAATAAACGTCACTTCTAATCGAGTAGGTCCTTATTGCGTAGTTGTAGATAAAGATATTAATTATGTCTCTCTTCCAAAAGACCCTGTGAAATGGGAACTTGGTCTTACAAAATCTAATATAAAAAAGTCAGACCTTGTTAAAGTGAAGGGAGCTTTTAGAAGAAACTCGCTAGAGCACGAAATGGCAGAATTAAAGGTGGGTATTGATAAATGCATGTTTACTGAAAAAGGTAGGAGCATGCAGAGGCATAAGTTTCTATACGCTAAGTGCGGTGTTCACCATAGTGTACATCCCCTAATTGCAGAGTTTAATGCTTCTGGCAGAAGTATCACTGCAATGAGAGTAACTGAGTCAGAGTGGTCTAAACGTCCATCACAATCAAAGATAGTACCACTTCTTAAGCAGTTTGGTTGGACTCCTGCAAGAGGACTCCCTGTGTACGGAAGTACTACGAGCAAGATACAGAAACGAGTCGAAGTTTTTTTTGGGGAACTGTACAAGAAACTTATTGATACCAAAGTTACCTATCTTGAGAGAAAATACAAAGGTATTGTGCTCAGGAACAAGTTGCAGCAATTACTTGAGGATGCTGCTGAAAATGCAGGTGGCCGAGGGCTAAAAAGAAAGTATTTGAAATGAAATTTCCATTAGAGTTCGAAAAATACGAGGCAATACCTCTTTCAAGAGATCCAGCTAAGATTCTAATCAAGTGGTCGTTGAAAAAGAACCTACTAGATATGAGTGATTTTGAGTTCTACGTAGATCGTGGGGATGCTCCTGATCAGATTAAGGGATTTCAACACGTAGATATTGATGGCACACCGATGAAGGATGGACCCTTAGGCACTGATTCTACAAACCAATATCAGATATCTGGAGCTATCAGTGCCCTTGAAATAAATCAGTGGTTAGACTTTACACCGTATCTCAGAAATTTGGATAAGCAGTATTACTACAGAGTCAGGTGCAGAAGAATCTCTACTCAAGATCAGATCGTGACTCCCATCTTCTCATGGCCTAGCAATCTTGACCTTGTAGGACTCTACATCGTTGAGGAGCATAACTTTCTTTTTGAAGACGTGGTAGGTACACCCTGTTTGGTTCATATCAAGAGAAGAAGTGGAATTCAATGTAGAGCTTGTTTTGATCCCATACAGAAAAAGAGAACTGCCTCCTTTTGTACTGTGTGCTACTCAACTAACTGGGAGGGTGGCTTCTACAAGCCGATCGATCTTTATGTAGATATGTCTCCTGACCAAAAAAACACTGCGATAGCAGAATGGGGAGAAGTTCAGAGTAACGAAAAAGATGTGTTTATGTCTAATTATCCTGAACTGAGAACTGGCGATATTATCAGAGAACTAAGAGAGAACCGACTCTGGAGAGTTGTTCAGTGTAGACAAACGGAAAAACGAAGATCTCCCATGCTTCAATTTGCTCGAGTAACCGAGATTAAGCCTGGAGATGTAGAGTACCAGTTAGACTACGATAGAGAACTTGCGATCAAGATGTTAGAAAGATTTGATGCATTAAGAAGTCAGAGGGAATTTTAATGTTTATAAAATCATTTGAAAAGGTAGCTGGACCTCTTAGACTATCTAGTCCTCATGCTAGGATTGATCCTGTTACGGTTAGAGACACATTAGGTGCTTCTAAAAAGCTTCCCTTCCCATCTCCAATAAGTAGATTTGCTAGTGGCCACAAACCTAGAGCAGCTCTAAAGCCTTTGACATCCGCCGGTAGTTTCGGGAAGAAGGTAGTCTAGTGGCCGGAGCAGATAACTCAGTGTCGTTCGAACCGCTGCAAGCTCTCTTTGATGACGGCAGTCCCGTAACAAAAGAACTACTCAAAGACACTATTTACACGGATATGAAGTATACCCGCCTTGCAGGAGTGCCGGATTTTCTTGTGAGAACTAACTTTAACCCTAGTGAAGGCAGTGATATACTCATTGAGAAAGTAGACCCAGAAAAGGCTCTAGGCTACAACGTCTTTTCTAGTGCTCAGGAGTATTCGGAGCACCTACAAGCATCACAGTACGTCCCTACTGATGCAGATTTAGGGGGTATAGATGGCTGAGCAAAAGGACGTTTTCGATCCAAACAGGGTCTATCCTAACGCACTGCAGTTCATGGAGAACTCCATCTTGGCGTTTCTCCAGTCACTGTTTAGTACGTTTCCTGCTGGTAAGAATCCTAGGTGTTATCACTATGATGGCGCTCCGGAGCTTACCGAGATCAGTATTGAAGGGCAGAACACTGACAACCTGCAAAATGTAGATGTCAGGCCTAAGATTACTGTGGCAAGAGGGCCCTTGGGATGGGCAAACACGCACATTAACAATTTTGTGGGTTCCAAGAACCTTAGCGTGGAGAGACGTAAGTTTGCTGCAATAGATAGGGGCAGTGTGGGAATAAGTTGTTTCTCTAGAAACGACTTAGAAGCCGATGCAATAGCCTATATCTGTTATAGTGCAGTAAGAAGCTTTGGACCTGTTCTGCAGCGGCTGGGATACTTATCCATAAAAGCTGCGCAAGTGGGACAAAGGGGTATGATTAAGTCAGACTCTATTCCTGAGCTGTTTGTGACACCTGTACTAGTACAGGTTGAGGTCACTAGCGAATGGAACCTGAAGAGGCTTGACCCTATAAAGTTGAGAGAAGTTCTAGTAGAATACATAACAAAACCGTAGAATGTTATTATTACGGTGCATGATTTAATTCACGGGGGTATCTAAATGGCATACAGACAGCCTGGCGTAACAGTAACACAAGTATTTGCTAATGCATTGCCTGCACTAGCAGCATTCGCACTTCCTAACGTAACCGTAGGTCCTATTTTTCAAGTTGTTACACGTGCTGAAGCTGGTAGCTACTCCGGATCTATTGTAACTCTGGACTGGGCCGATCAAATTGCAGGAACTGTGGTTGATTTGAGAGATGCGGATCCCACTAGTTTAATCGACTTTCCTGTTAAGGTTGATTTTGCAGATACCGTTGTTAAATGGCAAAACGCTGCAACCGGCGCTGTATTGATCGGTAACTTAAATGAGTTCACTGATGCCACACTAAACATTTTCTCGACAGTTGTTGCTGGAGATGTAATCCATATTGCATCGGGTCCTTCTGCCGGTGATTACACTGTTAGAGCAAAGATTGACAACAATACACTCCAGACGAATGAAACCTTCCCTGGAGCAGATACACCTATCACTTACTCCATTCGTAGAAATATTGGAGAGATCAGCATTGATACGAGCACACTAACTCTTGATGCCGATCTTGGTGTGGATTTCCCTGCCGGCATGCAAAGCGGCGGTAAAGATATTGTCGACGCTACTGTTCTACTCACTTACAGAGCACTTAGACTTGAGAATTCTTCCAATGTGAAGGAATACGCCAAGGTCTCTGAGTTAATGGCTGACTTCGGTCTTGACCAGATCGTCCCTGAAAATCCAGCCGTATTCGGTGCCTACGTTGCGCTTAGTAATGCTGTCACGAAGACGAATCTTTTGGGACTTAAGGCGACCTATCTCACTGACGAGTCGATGGCATACTCAATTGCATTCGATATTCTTAAATTAGAAGATCTTTATGCAATCTCTGTCATGACCCAAGCGACTTCTGTGCACACTGCACTTAAAGCACACGTCGAGGGAATGTCTGAGCCTAGTAAGAAGCTCGAGCGTGTTGGACTGGTTAACCGCCTGTTAGTGACAACTTCAGCTGTTACAAGCGCACTAACTACTGGTGGAGCAGAAGGTCTTAATGCTACCGGACTTATTTTGACATCAGCAGCATCTCAGTTTATTACTGATGGTGTTGTTCCAGGACACTTTGTTGTAATCACTGCCCCAGGAGCAAATGCCGGCCGATATCAGATTGCATCGGTAGATAGCCAAACTCAGCTAACATTGGTAAGTGCAGCTTCAGTAGGGGTCGTTAATGCTATCTCGTTCTATGTGAATAGAGACCTATCCAAGTCTGAGCAGGCTACTGTACTTGCTGCTTATGCAAGCTCACTCGGATCTAGACGCATGGTTTTGACATGGCCAGATGTTATCAAGATGCCTGTAGGTAATGCCATTAGAGAGCTTCCAGGCTACTTCTTAAACTGCGCTATCGGAGCACTGACTACTGGTCTTCCTACACAACAAGGCCTTACAAACTTAAGTTTGGCTTTGTTTGTTGGCGTCGTACACTCGACTCGTTATTTCGACATGGATCAGTTAAATACGATTGCTGACGGGGGTGTGATGATTATCGTACAGGATGTACTGGATCAAACACCTTGCTTTGTCAGACACCAACTGACCACAGATCGCTCGGCAGTTAAATTCCAAGAGTACTCTGTAACTAAGAATGTGGACTTTATCGCTAAGTTCATCAGAACCAATCATCAGAAGTTTATCGGACAGTACAATATTGTCGAAGGTACTTTTGATGACCTCAGAACTAGCGCAAAAGGAATCATCACGTTTCTATCTGAGTCAACTAAGCGTCCTAAGATTGGTGGCGTGATTAAGGGTGGTAAACTTACTAGAGCCATCCAAGATCCTGTCAATTTGGATGCTATCTTAGAGACTTATTCGCTGGATATTCCAATTCCGCTCAATAATCTTGATATTACTATCGTAGTCTAAGGGGGAGCTATAAATGGCGCAAACAGACTTTAATAACTGGGACTTCAGTAACTTTCACGTCCAGCAAGAACTTCAGGGCGGTCAGTTCGTTAGTGCGGAAACATCTTTGGTTGCGGCAGGCACTCCTGAAATTGGTGGTACTGGTGCATATAGTGCAGTTCCCGTGACTGACGTTGGAGCTGTATACCCTATCGGATTGCTTGAAAATGCGGGAATCAGTCAAAGCAAGCAATTACAGAAGGTGTTTGAAATTGGTTCTGCCAGAGCCTATTTCATTCCTGGACGCGTGATGGGATCCATTAATCTTGGCCGTATTTTTTACTACGGTCCATCGCTCCTACGTGTAATGTACGCCTACTACAAAAACGATACCAACAACATCGATATCGGTACGGAGGCGGGTAGTGCGACTATCACACTTGCTGATGGAAGTACGTCTATCTCTCCGTTAGCTAGATTGCTGAGTAAGGGTGATGCATTCCATCAAGTGCGCAACAGCCCAGGAGAAGATTACTTCTACGTTAACCTTGCCTCGGATCTATTCAATCAGCCGACAGGACTTGCATTTTATTTTAAGGATGCAAACTTTAACTCTGTTGGAGCATTCTACGTAGAGAACGTATACGTCCAAGGGCACCAGTTTACGATCTCTTCTGGATCCATTCTTGTTATGGAAGGCGCTTCAGCCCAGTATGACAGAATTGTTCCGATTAGATTGCTGTAAAAATAGATAGCTTATTTATATTTTATATACTTGCTAACTATTCTTTACATTCCCTAGCTGCCTTCTAGAGCTCTCCCGTATAAAGCGTTCTTTCTCCAGGTGTTTATCTTTACGGATACTGTCGTAGATGCAGGTTCCTTGAGGTAGAAACAGCATTGGAATAGGATCTTCTGTGTCCGTGTAGGTATTATCGTAGCCGTAGAGCCATATCTTAGATTGTATATACATTGGGAGCGTCTGTAGTTCTTCAAGTGTAGGACATACTGACTGGTTAGATGGATCATTGGATATGTTACATGAATGCAGTATCAGCTTTGCAGGAGCTCCATATTGATGCAAAAATTCATCGTTAAGCGCGGTGTTTCCGGAGATAAATATTTCGGACTCTTCTAGTAGAAGAGAGTAGCTAGGAATATTCCTGTGATAGTTAGGGATAAATTTAATCGATTCCGATTGGTGCTCCTCGTCTATCTTTACCCTGCTTATAGACCTAGTTTCGAAATAATCTAGTAGATTTTTTCCAACAGTAAGTTCGAATAAATTTTTAGTCTGCCTGAGTACAGATTCGGCCCCCACTAAAAAAGGACGCGTCTGTTTTGTAAGAGAGGCTATTTCCCATAAGCCGCCTATTTGATCCATGGTAGGCGATAAGATGATCCACATATCTACCTTATCGGCCGACATACTGATTGTAGATAGCTTAGCTGGAATATTAGTCCCACAGCCAATAATGATGAGGCTTGTCTCAGACTGTATTAGAAAACTAGACGTCACAAGTGGGTGCCTACAAAATGGTCCACCTGTTCCTATGGCTTTAAGTTTCATCCTCTTCTGCCCATGATCACGTTTTCCACAGCCTTAAAAATTCTAGGAATTCCCTCTTCTTCTAGTTTTTGAATATCGAAGTTCCAGGCATTTGCTCCA